CCGGAACGGAGCGGGCGGGCAGGCATGACGCAAACGGAACGGGCTTTGCGGGAGTACGTGCAGGGAAGTCGGGAGTTTCTCCGGGGTAAGTTCCCGGATGCGGATATCGACCTGGAACTGGAGGAGATGGTGCTGAAGTACCGCCATGAGGCAATCGGGGCCGATCCCGGGCTGCTTGCGATCCGCTGGTTCCGTAAGCTGACAACCAACGACCGGGCGAGTCCCAAGAGCGGTGAAGTGGTTTCGCTGGCGGATCAGGTGCGGGAGTCCAACAAGCAGGCATGCAGGGAGTTTGCGGGAGGTAGCTGATGCGGGATGCCGACAAGGCAAGGTTTGCGACAGTGATGTACTGGCTGGCCGGGAAATATCCGTTGACGAAAGGCCGCGGAGCAACCCGGGAGGAAGTGCCGCGGGAGTTGACCAAGGAAGACCTGGCTGACTGGTTCGAGGCGTTGCAGGATCTCCACATCGAGCGGATCGAATGGGGAGCGAAGTGGCTGTTCGGCCACAAAACTTTTTTCCCGAAACCTGGAGAGCTCAGGGAGGCTGCCGAACAGGCGCCACCGCCGAAGGTGGTAGCATTACCAGCTCCGGAGAACAAACTGGACCAGACTCCTCCCGAAGTGGTGCGATCGCAAATTGATGCCCTGATGCGTAAGTTTGAGGGGAAATTTGGAAAATCCGAAAGGAGCGCCAAGCATGGAAGAACCTGAAAGGTACTGCGCATACCAGAAATGCAAGAAACTGCTGGTCAAAAGGGCTGATGAGACGAAACAAAACTGGGGCCGCAGGAAAACGTGCGATAAGCAGTGTGCTGCGCTGCATCGGCAAGAGGAATTGAAGGGCCAGAAACGTGAACAGAAGCCTGTAGCCAGGGCTGGTAAGAGGAAATACAAGAAGGTAGAACCTATTACTATTGGCGGTATGGATAGTGTCGGCCTGAGTGAGATGCTTCGGAAACGGATGATGCGCGGTGCGCTGCGCTGACTGTTCATTATTATGTTGAACATGAATTAATCTTGTGGTAAGTGATGGATGGATTGAACACTGTTGCGGAGAATGAAAGATGTCTGAGTATCAACAAGAAAAACCCCTGGATCCGGAATGGAAAGCGAAACTATCAGAATGTATGTGCCAGGTAGGGTTGATTGACGCCTCCCGCTCTCACGCACAGGTGATTGTGAACGTGGCGGACGGCAAGGTTAAGGACGCGACGAAACAGGTTCGTTACAAGTAAATAAGCGGTAAGTCGAAACCTACGAGGTAACTGAGACCCGCACTGTTAGCTGAAATATCAGCTGGTAGTGCGGGTTTTTTTGTATCAGGGAGTGGGAAAGTGGCTGGAGCGGATGGACAGACAAGTGTACCAGGGCAAATAGTGCTCACGGGTATGGCTGATGAAATGGGCTATGAGTCCATCGATCTCAAGCCATTCGAGGAACGGTTTTGCTGGAAATACGTGGAACTGGGGATTGGAGTAAAGGCGTATCAGGCTCTGAAACCGAAGTCAAAGTACGGGACAGCTCGCACGGAAGCCTCAAATCTCCTGACAAATCCTGACATAAAAGCCCGGATAGCGCAGATCCAGGAAGAAATAGGCCGAGAGGCGAAGGCCCTGGTGATGGGCTACCACAAGACGGTCATGACGACGGATCGGATTGCACTGCTTCATAAGGTGAGGACTGCCGAGTCACTAAACGATCTGGATGAAGACGCCAGGAAAATACTGGAGTTCGAGCAGGTGAATTCAAAGGACGGCATCCGGACCCTGCTGAAGGTGCCGACGCGGCACCAGTCGGCGGTGGAATTGTCGCGGATCATGGGCATGAACAAGGACAAGGTTGAACTCGAAGGTGATATTGGGCTGCGGCATAGCGGCACGATTGGCGTGAGTGAAGACATTCAGAAGATGAATGCGCTCCGCGAAAAGTTTGGACTACCCAATGGAGAGGCTGACACTACCGCCTGATATCGTCGACGCATTACGCACGGCTCCATTCCACGGGATCATCGATCTTTGGCAAGAGATTATAAAAACGTTCGGGATGCGGGGTAAGGCCGCGCTGGGCCGATGCGACCGTTTTTACCTGCTGGTGATGCTGCTGCACAGGCCGGATGCGATTCATCCGTGGCTATATGCGCGATGCCGGGAGGTGGAAGCGGATCCGGATGATTACCTGGACCTGTGGGCGAGGTTTCATTACAAGTCCACGATCATCTCGTTTGCCGGGGTGATCCAGGAGGTACTCAAGGACTCTGAATTGACAGTGGCCTATCTCTGTCACGTAAAGGGACTCTCGATCAAGCTCCTGGGCCAGGTGAAGACCGAATTCGAGAACAATGAGGAGTTGAAAGAGACATACCCTGACGTGCTGTGGAGGAATCCGCGGCTGGATGCGCCTCGGGCCGGGGCGATATGGACTGCCAACCGGATCGATGTGAAGCGCACCAGCAACCCGAAGGAGGGGACGATCGAGGCCCACGGCCTGACAGATGGACAGCCTATCGGTTCCCACTTCGGCCTGCGGGTTTACGACGACGTTGTTACCAGGGAGAGCGTGACTACTCCCGAAATGGTGAACAAGACAACCGAATGCTGGGAACTGTCGGACAACCTGAAATCGCCTCATTCGCGGCGGCGCTGGCACATTGGGACCAGGTACAGTTTTGCCGACACCTACGGGCAGATCCTGGAGCGCAAGGTTCTCAAACCGCGAATCTACCCGGCAACCGATGACGGCACACCGAACGGAAAGCCGGTTTTCCTGTCGGATGAAGTGTGGCGGGAGACGCGAATCAACCAGCAGACCACGGTGTCAGCGCAGATGTTGCAGAATCCGGCTGCGGGCAACGATGCGATGTTCTCCAAGGACAAGCTCAGGTTCATCGATATCAGGCCGGCGACCCTGAACGTTTACATCATGGCCGACCCGGCCAGCTCCAAGAAAAAGGGGAGCGACCGGACGGCGATCGTGGCGATCGGAGTGGACCACAACCGCAACAAATATCTGCTGGATGGATACGCGCACAAGATGAACCTGCAGGAACGATGGACCGCTCTTTCACATTTACGGAAGCACTGGATGAACCAGCCCGGGATACAGGGGGTTTTCGTCGGCTACGAACGCTACGGGATGCAGTCGGACCTGGAATATTTCCAGGAGAAAATGGAACTGGCTCGGGATGTGTTCGAGTTGAAAGAGCTGAACTGGCCGCATGAAGGGCCGGGAGCGAAGCCGGACCGGATCCAGCGCCTGGTGCCTGATTTCGGCCATGGCAAGTTCTACCTGGCGGCCACCATCGAAATGCAGGATGAAAACGGCAAATGGGTGGCGAAGGAGACGGCGACCCAGCGCCGCATGCGGGAGGAAAGCCAGGCGTACCGGATCTTGACTCCGGTCAAGCGGCGGGACCACGAAGGCAACCTGTACGGCCTGAACAAGATTTTCCTGGATGAGTACCTAGTGTATCCGTTCTCGGCCCATGACGACGTGCTGGATGTGTGCAGCAGGATCTACGACATGGATTATCAACCGCCGGTAGTTTTCGACCAGGCGATGAACGCGATGCTGGAACCGGAGGTGGAGTGATGGCTGATATCCCGAAAACGGAGAAGCTGTGGAGCGAGATCGTGGAGGAAATCGACCCAGGCATTACGGACCGGGAGGAAGTGGAATATGAGCTCTCCAATGGACGCAAGTTTATTCGACCTGCCGACCCCTATAAGTGAGCGTGAGGTGAACGCGGGCTATGCGGCCCTTCCTGAATCGATACGGGCGTCCTACAGCGAAGAACAATGGTTATGGTTTTCGGATTCGGAAAAGGCACACCTGGTTCAGCGAGAGTGCGAGCCGGAAGTTGAGTGAAAAGGAAAGGAACGAAAATGAGCATGATGAGAGCGAAGATACAGGTGTCAAGAGTGAATCGGTTGGTTGGGGTAGACGGGGACGTCATAGCGGAAGAAATCGCGGCAAATCCGGTTTGCGGAAGTGCCCCTTTCGGACCGAACGGCGAGAGCGAAGACAACACGTTTACCAGATTCACACCGTCCGGGGCACTGATGCTGACCGTGAACAACCCCGATCTTCTCGGGAAATTCAGGCCGGGACAGAAGTTCTACCTCGATTTCACAGAGGCCGACGAATAAAGGCAGCAACGTAAACCAAGGAGTACATCGATGGGAATGCAGTTTGATGACAGCAATTTCAGCCCGGTAAAGCAGCGCGAGACGGCGGAAGCGTCGAAGATCCTCGCTATTCTAGCGAAGAATTTCCCCGGCTATGAGTGGCATGTGATCGTGGATATCAATGCCGGCATGGCCTGGGTCTACACCGAGTTCTCCGGGAACTACGGGGTACGCGGGCCGCTCAGGCAGTTCATCCACGACCCGGACATGAAGCTGCTGGTGATGATGGTGGGAGAGTTCCTGGAACGCTACCGGCTGTCACGCGAGCAGGCGGACCAGGAGATTGTCGATCATATCGTGACGCAGGTTGACGGCAGGCCTGTCGTGGAGGCGGATGCGGAATGGACACCGTGACGATGACGCTTGAGCCAGAAGTGAACAACCAGGCCATGGAAACAGGCGAACAGACCGAAGCCAGGGACGATAGTTATTGGATCAACCTGGCCAAAAACGCCTACACCGGGAGCACCACCTATTTTGATGCGTATGTGCGGACGTCGATAGAACAGGGTATACGCCAGTTCCAGGGGCGCCATGCTACCGGGAGCAAGTATCTGACGGATGCGTACAAGTTGAAGTCCAAGACGTTCCGGCCAAAAACACGCACGGCGATCAGGAAGCATGAAGCGTCTGCGGCTATGGCGTTTTTCTCTACCGAGGACGTGGTGAGCATCCGCCCGGACAATGACAACGACGAGCTGCAGAAAGCTGCAGCTGAGGCATACAAGTACCTGTTCCAGCATCGACTGAGCAGGAACAGTTCCAAGAAGTCCGTGCCGTGGTTCCTGATTGCCTGTGCCGGTTACCAGGAGGCGATGAACAGCGGCGTGGTGACTGGCAAATGGGACTGGGAAGACAAGCCGAAAAAAGGCATCGACCGCCCGGCGGCCCATTTGATCCCGGCGGAAAACCTGCGCCTGGATCCGGGGGCGAACTGGACCGATCCCGTTAATTCGAGCCCGTTCGTTATCGAACTCATTCCCATGTACGTCAAAGACGCGAAGAAGAAAATGCGGGACGGGAAATGGGAGGTCCTCACTGAGCAGCAGATGATGACTGCACGGAGCGGGGGGTACGATTCAACCCGGATGGTGCGCGAGGGAAAGGCCGACAGCAAGGAAAGCTCTACGGCGATCAACGATTTCACCATCGTATGGGTACATGAGGTCGTTGTCGAGGTCGATGGCGAGGACCT